TGGTGGCATGACAATGAAAGAGTTCTTAGGCTTTAAGATCTTTTCAACGTCAGCAATTACAGCCGGTAAGAACATAGCTTATCATTCAACTGCTATTGGACTTGGAATTAATTCTGATGTTCAAACAGAGATAAACTATGTTCCTGAAAAAGCTGCTCATCTCGCAACCTCTATGATGTCAATGGGTGCTGTTGTTATTGACGACAACGGTGTCTATGAAGTCTTAGACAACAACTAGGAGGGTTAGAAAATGGCTTTTGCTTCAAGCGGACTAGCTCGTATTGGTGGTGATTCAAATGGTAGCTTGTGGATGTATACATCTGCTGATGCCATTGCTACCGTGAATACCGCAGGGTATTTTAACAGTGCGGCAAATATGCTAGATGTTCGTGACTTAATTATTGTGCGCGATACTAATGTACCGACATCAAGTTTTTGCACCGTTTTGTCAAATACTGGTTCAGTAGTCGATGTGTCTGACGGCACAGCGGTAGCTGAAACAGACGGCGACTAAAGGAGTGGGGGGCTAACGCCCCCCTCTTATCTATATGCCAACAGTAGCTAATTCAGATATTGATATTGCGTCTAGGGGATTAATCCTTATTGGCGCAGAACCTATTACGTCCTTTACTGCTACTAGCACAGAAGCAACTGTTGCTAATGCAATATATGAGGACATACTTAGAACAACTATGTGTTCTAGTCGTTGGCGTTTTTCTACTAATCAAGCAGAACTTAATCTGCTTACTAATGCACCTACAGGTAGATACGATGTAGCGCATCAGCTACCAGCAGATTTACTTATGCTACATGCTGTAACGGTAAGTGATAAGGTTATTGAGTATAACATTTATGGTGATAAAGTATTTAGTAACTCTGTATCTTCTGATGCATTAATAGCTGATTACACATTCAGAGCATTAGAGCCAGACTTCCCATCATATTTTACGTTAGCTTTAGAGTTTTCTTTAGGCGCAGCATTTGCTTTGTCTATTGCAAGAGATGAAACGCTAGCAAGTATTTTAGAGAAAAAAGCTGGTGATCTTTTACAGCAAGCTAAGACATTAGACAGCCAGCAACAAACAACACGCAAGTTGGTAACATCGAGGTTTATTACTGAAAGGCGAAGTTAATGGCGAGAGTAAGGATACCGCTTAACAACTTTGTCTATGGTGAAATTAATCCATCATTAACTAGCCGTATTGATGCGCCTGTGTACAATCAAGCAGGGCAGTCAGTTAAAAATGTATTTATTCGTTCTGAAGGTGGCGTTATAAATCGACCCGGAACTAAACGCCTTCACAATTTTTCACAAACATATACAAAACCAACAGCAACTGTGACAGTTTCTGACTATGCTAATATAGCTGTAGGTACAAAGCTTACATTTATATTAAGTGACGGTACTGTAAAAACATTGCAGTTTGAAGCTGCTGGTGCTTCTAGTCCAAGTGCAGCATCTGGTAACACACACTTTGTTCGCGCACATCAAAACAACAATACTACTGCTGATAATATTTTTACTGCTCTCAATGCCATAACAGGATTAACTGTAGCTAATCCTGATGCTGCTGTTGTGTCTGTTACAAGAGACAATGTTGGTATGTCAAATTTAACTGTGACAACAACAGATTCAACAAGATTGACTGTCACAGATTTTGCTATTGTTAAGCAACAGATACGGCTTGAGCCATTTGTATTTTCTAGTGATGAAAAATACATAGTGGCTTTTAGTGTAGGTCAGCTTGACATATTTAGAGTTAACACTGATGGCACGTTCAATTCCAAAGTAGCTACTATTACACAAGACACAGATACTGATGCGCTTCCTTTTACTGCTACTAATTTAACTGAACTTACTTACGCTCAAAATGGCGATTTCATGTTTATTGCTCATAATGACTTTATGCCATTAGAGCTTGTGCGTACTGGCTTAACTTCATTTGAAGTAAGAGTGTTTGCATTTGATACATCTGTTGATGGCAATAAAACATTGCAGCCATATTATAATTTTCATCCATCTAGTATGACAATTACCCCTAATGATACTAGTGGCAACAGTAAAACCCTTACTACTAGTGCTGCCTATTTTGTATCTGCAATGGTTGGTTCTAGTATTTTAGTACACAACACGCAGTGTACTATAACAGCAGTCAATAGCACCACTGTGGCTGTAGTTAATATTCTTGGCACTATAGAAGTAAATCTGGATTTTGATTCTTTAAACACAACAGAAGGTTCTAACAAAGTTAGAGTTGTTATGCAGGATCATGGATTAGCATCTGGCATTAGTATAACAATTTCTGGTGCTGGTGCGCTTGGCGGTATTAACAATGGTAATATGAATGGTGCTAGAACTGTAAGTAAAATTATTGATGTGAATACATTTGAATATACTGCTGGTGGATCAGCATCTACTACAGCAACAGGTGGTGGCACTCCTTCTATAACTAGCACTGCTGCAACAACAGATTGGTTTGAGCAGTCTTATAGTTCTTATAGAGGGTTCCCTGCTGCTATTACTTTCCATGAAAACAGACTATGGTTTGGTGGCACGCCATCACAGCCTAGTGGTTTGTGGGCATCTGCTAGTGGTGACTTTTTTAACTTTGATGTAGGTGATGGTGAGGACTTTGATGGGTTAGATCTTGAGGTCGCTGTCGGTGTAACTAACTTTATACGTCATTTGTTTTCTAATAGAGACTTACAAGTGTTTGCCAATCAAGGTGAATTTTTTATTCCATCATTTCAAGATGCACCAGTTACTGCATCTAATGCTAAGATTTCAGAACAAACTCCTATTGGCTCTAGTTTTGTAAGACCACTGTCTCTTGATGGTGCTACATTGTTTGTGCAAGCTACTGGCTCTGCTATTAGAGAGTATGTGTTTGATGATAGTGAAGGTGCTTATGTGACTAATATGGCATCTATACTTTCATCGCATTTAATATCTAATCCAATACAAGTAACATCTGTTAAGGGTTCTTTGGATCGACCCGGAGCGTATGCATTTTATCTTATGGACAATGGGGAGATAGCTACATTCTACAGCATAAGAGCAGAGCAGCGTGCTGGTTGGACAAGGTGGGATACACAAGGTGAGTTTCATTCTGTATGTGCTGTTGATGAATCTTTGTTTTGTGTATCATTAAGGGATGATGGTTCTGGTTCTGTTAAGATGTTTCTTGAGCAGTTTGATAATACTTTGAATATGGATTTTAGTGATACGTTTACTGGCACTGCTGGTGTGTTTTCTACTAGCGGTCATTTTATAAATAATGCTGTTGTTGATGTAGTAGATGGCACAGAATATCTTGGTCAGTTTACTGTGGGCAGCAACCAGATTAATACTAGTCTTGTTAAAGAATCTACTGAGGCACAGATTGGTTATAAGTTTATTCCAGAGTTGCAAACTATGCCATTAGATGCACAAGTTCCGGGTGGGCCATTAACTGGTAGACCACGGAAAATTACTAATGTTGTTTTAGATTTGAATGAAACATTAAGTATATCTGTTAATGGCACAAACATGATTATTCGTAGTGTTGTGTTTGATCCATCTGCACCTAGAGAAGCGTTCACAGGAAAAAAGGAGTTTAGAGTGTTAGGCTATAGTAAAGATCCAACAGTAACTATTTCACAAATAGCACCACTTGATATGCAGCTTAATGGCATGGTGGTAGAAGTGGCATTTCAGTAATGTGGGAATTTTTAGCAATAGCAGCAGGTATGGCACTTGATGTAACAGGAGCAGATCAAGAAGCTCGTGAAGAAACTATACGACAAGGCGAAATAAAACGACAGGCTTTAGAAAATAAAGAAATGGCAAAGCTTGCTGCTGAACAACAAGCTACACAGCGTTCAAGATCATACTCTAATTTTTTACGATCAACGTCAGCTACTGCTGGGTTTAATAGAAGAGCAGATGATAGATCATTAAAAGCGATACAAGAGGCTGGTAAGAAAAAAACAACAGAAGAACTACAAGCTATTAGATTACAAAGTTTGTTTACTCAAGGTCGTTATGCATCTCAAGCAGCGTATGCAGATTTTGAAACTAGGTCTGCACAAAGCGCAGCATTAATGAGCCAGATGTCTACGGTGATTAGCGGTGGGCAGAAAATGTATAATGTTAGTGGCAGTAGTCCAAAAAAAACAAGCACTAGCTCTTCTAGTCGTAATTCAGGTTGGTCAAATAATATGGCTCCCGGGGGAATGTAGGTAAAATAAAATGGCTAAAATAGAAGTATTAAAAGGTGATCGTACTACTGTTAGCCCTGTTGGTATTGTACGCATGGGCGGTGGCGGTGGTGGTCGTAGTATGCAACAAGCTGGTAAAGAACTGTTTGAAGCTGGCTATAGATCTCTTGTTGAAAAAGAAACACAAAAAGGACAGGAAGAAGCTCGTCTTGCTCTTATTAGTGCAAGAGATAAAAACAACAATTTAGTATTTCCTGAAACCCCTAAGTCATTATCTTATGTTGCTAAACAAGCTTATGAGCCTATAGCTAATAAAAGATACATGGACGCATTAACAATAGATATTAATGCTAATGCTAAACAAATAGCAGCTAAACATGAACGTGATCCTGATGGTTTTGCTGAAGAATTTGGTACATGGTTAGATACTACAATAGAACAATCTGGCAAATTTGCTGGTGTTGTTGAATCAGTTGGCCTTGTTTCATCTAAACAATATCAAGTTGCATTATTTACAGACAAAGAAAATTTTGAAGATGAATTAGCATTTAAAAACAGTGTAATAGTTTTACATAAAGCTATCCCTGAAATACAGGCAATGGCGGCTGCTGGCGCAACCGGCTCTGCTAGAGCCGCAGTTGATGCAGAATTAGAAAATTTAAATTTTCATATGGGTCAACATAGCGATCGTACAGGTAGTACATTTGCTACAGAACATGATAAAAAATTAAGATACGCTTTTACGAGCGGAGATATAATTAACATATCTAATAAGCTTGCAGATTTACAACAGATTACTAGCCCAGATCAAAAACAACCTATGTTGTCTGCTGACTTAAATTACATGGCAATAGCTTTAGAAATGCGGACATTTGATTCTGTTCCAAAGAATGTTCAAGAGCGTTTAAAGAAAGCAGGATTTACAGAAAAATATATTAATGATCCTATAATGGCTGGTTTGCATAGACAGCTTGCTGGTGAAGTAAGAGTTCGTCAAGGCACAGTGCAAGAACAATTTAATGCTGAAAAAGATAGTAGATTAGCTGGTGCTGCTTTAGGCAGAATGGCTAATGGTGAAAATCTAAATCTTGCTGATTCTGACCGTATAGTAAAAATGACTGGCATTACATCTGCTATGCAGTTAAGTAGCAACTTAAATACTATAATGAATCCTCCTGAAGATAAGGCAGAAAGAGAGGCATGGGATACTAGGTTTGGTGCTTTTCATCATTTGACTTTTAAACAAACTGGCACATTACCAACGATTGCTAAAGAGTATCTTGAAGGCATAGACACTATGCCAGCAGATCAAATACCAGTAGCTGTTGCTATGTATCAACAGGCAACACAATTTAATCGTGGCAGTTATGTAGAAAAAATGTCGCGTGGTCTAAGTGACAAAACAGTAGTAATGTATGAAACGCTTGGTGCTGTTATGGATACAATTGGCCCTGCTAGAACACCAGAGTTTTTTGCATCATTTAGAGAGAATCAGGCATTATCTAAAGATGAACGTACTGCTAGCGTTAATGGTGCGTTAAATAAAAAGAGTGGCAGTATTGAATCTAATGTTAGAAGGTTTGTATCTGATATTTTAGATGATCCATCACCAGCAGAACTAAGGTTTTACACACAATATGCTGATGATCTTTTAATAGCTACAGACAAAAAAACAACAGAAAGAATATTAGAAGAAGCTAGCAAAACTATTTTTGCAGAAAGCAAGTTTTTACATCCTACTCTTGGCAGAAGCAGGTTTACACCAGAGCGTGCATATACTGATAAAACAACGATGGCTGATTTTCAAACGGCTGTTGAAATGAAATTAGGGTTAATCTCTGTTAATAATAGTAAAAAATTAGGAGTTAATGTTTTTCTTATACCAGATACTAGAGAGGGTACAGCTTTGCCTGTATACAACTTAGTAGATGCAGATAAAAATCCATTAATTTATCAAGGTAAAATGATGCAGGTTGGCAACCAATATGTAATTGAACAAATGATGGAACGTAGAAATAGAACTATTGCTGAACTAAGAACTGAAGCAGCATTAGCAGAAGAAAAATATGTAAAGCTTATAAAGAATCAGAAACCTTTTACTGGAATAAAATCTATTAGAGAAGCTGTAAAAGAACGAAAAGCAAATGACTGATCTTGGACGTAGAGATTTCTTTATACCAATACCAGCAGCTATTAGCGAAGAAACTCCTGTTAGTTGGTATGAAGGTTATAAAGCTAATGTTGCTTACAACAACATGCCTTTTTTTGAAGCTCGTGAAGAAGAGCAATTGTTTGGTAATCGTAAACGCGATCCTGATTTAAATGTAGCAGCTAATATATCTGAAGATTTATTGCCTTATTATGAAGATCTTGTTCGTGCAAAAGACAGTGAGCATCTTCAATATCTTGAAGATCGTGCGCGTATAGCAATAGAACGTAGACGTAAGGCATCTGAAGCACCATTAACAGCTATGTTAGCTGGCGGTATTACAGACCCGCTTACATTAGTATCGCTAATTCCGGGCTTGCAGTTTATTAAAGTTGGTCAGACCTTCGGACAGGCGGTGACAAGAGGTGCTGCTGCGGGTCTGGCCTTTGGTGTTGCATCAGAGGCTAGGCGTGCGCCGTTTGCTGTAGCTGATGAGCCATATGAAGCAGCTAGTAACATTGTAGCTGCAACAGCATTTACTGCTGGCTTTGGTGGTTTGATGCGCGGTGCGCCATATGTAAAGCCATTCTTTCAGAGCAGTGCTTCTAAGGCGGGTAGGTTGTTCCGTGGTGAGAAGTTCAGTCATGTTTGGAGGGAGACATCAACCGAGCTTAATGATGGCTATACAGCGGCTTCTGGCGGCGATTTTGATCCTACTGTCACAAACTGGATGGGCAGTCCATCACAAATGGCCATGCAACGTGCAGATTTAAATGATGAGATTAAAGGCTACTTTGCAACAATGTCTTATAATGGCTCTTTGTCTACACAAGGTGCAAGGCGCG